TCACTCGAAGTTGAACGACTGGCGGTTGTTCGCCGCGTTCGTCTCCATCTGCACACAGCCGTAAAGGGTGCTGTAGCTGCCACCCGGGGTGCCGACATTGGCAATCTCATGGCAACCCTGGCGCATGCTGGCCGGGAGCTGCGTCCAGACGGGCTTGAGGTTGTTATAAGCGGACTGCTCCATCTGAATACAGCCGTTATAGGTGAGATTGCTGAAACTGCCGCCGACTTGCGCCACCTGGTTGCAGTAGCCTTCGACGTCGTAGCGCGGCAGCTTGTCGGCATGGGCGGCGCCGGCCGCCAGCGAGGCGAGCAGCAGCGCGCCCAGGAACAGGCGTTTCATGGTGCGTCCTTCCTCAGCTCAGGGTCTGCACAACGCTCTGGACGTAGCTCGGGGTGAGCTGGCCGTAATCGAACGAGGCCTTGGCGCTGTCGTCGTGGAAGGCGGCGCTGAAGATCGCCAGGCCGATGAAGTAGATCACCGGGGAGACGATCAGGCTGACGATGAGCTGGGTGATGCCCATGCCGGTGCGCCCGCGGGTGATCACCACGATGGCGACGATGAAGGCGACGAGGTTGAGCGGCCAGCCGACGAAGACGCCGAGGCCGGGGAGCGGCAGCAGAAAGCAGAGCCAGGCGACGATCAGCAGCGCCCAGACGGCTTTGACGGGGGCGGATTTGCTGCCGTTGGCAGCGGGGGTGAGGGTGTTGTCGGTCATGGGGTCGATTCCCTTGCGGTATGGCGCAGCTCTGGCGGCCGCTTGTTGCCGGTGTGCGGGCTGGTCGCCCGTCGCTTCCGGTAGATCCTTGGTACTGCCCTGCTGCACCCGGGCCGGCGTCGGTCGCCGGCCCGGGCTGTTGTGGTTTACCCCTCCTGGTCCATGTCGACCAGGATGGTGGCTTCCCCTTTCTGCATGGCTCGGTCGATCAGCACGTTGGAGAGCCGCAGCGAGCGGGTCTCACCCTGGGCAAAGTTCACCGAGCCGAAGGTGATCGGATCGTCGTCGAGCCAGGACGCGAGCACAGCGGTGTCGACGTCACGCCCGAGGTCGTTGATCACCTGCAGGCGAACCTCGTACTCGGGCGTGGGCCCCAGGTTCTCGCGCTGCACCTTGTCGATGCGCTCGAGGACCGCCGGGGGGATGGCCAGCCCCAGCAGCCGACGCGGGTCGCTGGTGAGGCTGAGGGTGTCGGTGGAGACGAAGGTTTCGGCATCACCGTCACGGTCGATGGCGACCGGCAGCGAGAATTCGGCCCAGCTGGTGAGTTTCTGCTGGTAGCAGCTCTTGAACTCGGCCTGGGGGAAGATCGTCGGCACCTGCTCCTGGGCTTTCACCAGCGAACTCGAGGGGTTACGCGAATCTTCGTAGCTGTCGCAGCCGGGGATTTCGAAGCGCACCGTGCCGGGGATCTGGGTGACCGCCGGGTCGAGCAGTTGCGAGAGCGGTACTTCGACGCCGAACTCGGTCTTGCAGCCGGAGAGGGCAAGCAGGCAACCCAGGCCCGCCAGCCAGCGTGAACGTATCGACATTGTGTGTTCCCTTGCGTGTGTCTCGGCAGCTCTGGCGGCTGCTCGTTCCGGTTTGCGGGCGTGGTCGCCCGTCATGTTCGGTAGATCCTTGGTCTTACAACCTCAAAAAACCCTGCCCACCTTGCGCCAGCACTGGCCGATGATCTCCACCGAGGCGAGGTCGTCGGGCTTGATCAGTTCGCGCTCGTAGGCCGGGTTGTCGCTGATCAGTATCCAGGCGCCGCCGGCGACGCGCTGCACCCGCTTGAGGCGTAGCTCGTCATCCATGCGCAGCAGGAAGACGCCATCCGGCGTGCGCTGGGCACGGTTGACCAGCACCTGCTCGCGGTCGCGGATGGTGTCGCCCATGGAGTCGCCGCGGGCGGTCACGCCGACCACCTGAGCGGGGTCGACGCCATCGGCCTCGAACAGCGCGACGGGGAGATAGAAGGTCGCTTCGATGCGCTCGGCGTCGAAGATGCGCCCCGCCCCGGCGGCGGCTTCGATGTCGTACATCGGCACCGGCAGCGTGCCGTTGGGGTGAAGGTCAGCGCCGCTCGAAGCGCGGTCACCGCTCAGATAATGAATCCCCGCCTCGCGCACGCCCTCGGGCGTCTCCACCGCAGCGCGGCTATCGCCGCTCGATGCCGCGCCGGTCGATGCGCTGCCGGCCGACACCTGCCCCGACAAGACCTGGCCGGTCAGGACATGTCCCGTCAAAACCTGGCCCGTCAAGACAAAGTGCACATCCACACCGGCGCCGGCGGCGGCTTCGAGGTACTCCGCTCGCGGGCTGCGCTCGCCGCTCTCGTAGCTCGCCTGGGCGCGCTTGGAGACCCCGCACAGCCGCGCCAGCTCTTCCTGCGACAGGGAAAGCCGGTGTCTCTCCTGCTTGAGGCGGTCAGAAACGTGCACTTTTCTCCCTCTCACCCTTTGACAATTGCACGTTCGCGCAATAGCCTCTCCCATTAGATGCACAAACGTGCACTCAGCACGCCACCGGACCTCTCGGCGCCGACGTGCTCAAGATTCCACAAGGGAGAATATCACATGACGTCTCAGTCGCCCGTTAACCGCTCGCCCAACGGCTGCCGCTGCCAGGTGATGACCCAGCTCACCCCGGCGGAGCGCGACCGCTTCAAGGCGCTGGCCACGGCAGAGGGGCGTTCGCTCTCGGCCACCGTGCGCCTGCTCGCCCTGCGCGGCCTGGCCCAGCAGGCGGCGTCCGAGGCGCCGGTCTCTCCGCTCGCCCCGGTCATGACGACCACGCCGAACACATCGATCACACCGATCACATCGACCACACCGAACACATCAGCCACACCGATCACCTCGATCACCTCGATCACCTCGATCACAAACCCCGACGACGCGCGCTAGGGCGTTCTCCCGGCGCGGGATCACGTCTTCGCCCGCCGCCCTCGCCCTGTCGATCTCCATCTGTCTTTTTTTCATGAGGTGAGCGCCGATGCGCAATCTCTGGACCTGCCCTGAATGCGGCGCGCCGAGCCGGCTGCGCCACTCCCGGCATCTGCCGGGCGGGCCTGATCTGAGCTACCAGCAGTGCACCGAGCCCGCCTGCGGCTGGTGCGGTCAGGCGCAGCACAGCGTGCGCAAGACCACCACGCCCTCGGCCCTCGCCCCGGCGGCCCAGCTCGCCCGCCAGCAGGCGGTGGCAGAGACGGAGACCGACGAGACGCGCCCCCAGTGGCGCTGCCCGGCGTGCCACTCCCGCTGCCGAGTGCGCTCCTCCAAGCAGCTGCTGCCGGACTACCGGATGGCCTATCTGCACTGCACCTTCGGCCCCTGCGGCTGGACCGGCCAGGGCGACTACGTGGTGCTGGAGACGGTGAGCCCCAGCGGCATCCCCAATCCGGGCTATGCACGACGTCTGGCGGCGCATCTGCCCTACCGCCCGGCCCCAGCGATGGCGCCGTTGCCGTCACGGGACGCTGAGCGCGACGACACAGACGCCGCTGCCGACGCCACGGCATCCGCCACGCCCCGGCATCCGTGAGGTCCGCCATGCGCGCTCCCGAATCCACCTCGCTTTCCGCTCAGCCGCCCGCCACCGAGCTCCCGTCGGACGGCCGCGCCGGCTTCGGTGCCCTGCGCGCCGAGCTGCACGCGCGCTGTGCCGATGAGGATCTGGCGTCGCTGTGGGCCGGGCTGAAGCTGGGCGAGCGCAAGGCGATCGTCGCCAGCGCCGGGCTGCACCCGCGGGATGCCGAGGCCGCCATCGCTGCCCTCGACCGCTTTGAACGCCGGGCGATTCGTGCCGCCATCGGCCGCATGAGCCGCTATGCCCAGGCGCTCCACGCCAGCCTGCGGGGCCAGCGCTCGGCGCCGCATCCCAGCCGGGCGCTGGCCACCAATGCCCGCCGCGCGCTGGATCGCGGCGATATCCCCGGGGCCCGCCACTGGCTGGGGCTGATCGAACGAGGTGAGCCGTGAGCGCTATCGAGTCTTCCTGCACCCTCGAGACTTCCTGCGCCCTCGAGACTGGCCGCGCCCTCGAGACTGCCCGCACCTTCGGCACCCCCGAGTGCCGGCAGTGGCGCCAGGGTTTCTTCGAGCGCCTGCCGACCTTGGCCGAGGCGCTGGCCGCCGGCTTCGTTGCCGTGGCCCGCCGCCACGGCAACGCCGCCGGTAACCGCTGGCTGGCGCGCCGGGCCGCTGGGCTGATCGAGCCGGAGCGGGTGTGCCGGCGCTTTCCGACCCTGGCCGCCGACCTGCGCCGCGCCTTCGCGGAGCTCCGCCGCCAGGGGGAGACGCCGCTGGACGGCATCGCCGCCGGCTGCGCCTGGCTGGAGACGGTCGAGACACGCCTGACCCTGGGCGCCTTCAACGCCAGCCACGACGATGACGCCCTGATCGATTACGCCCGCGCCCAGGCCCGGGGCGTGGAGGACGTGCGCCACCAGCTCGTCGGCAATATCGCCGGCCACAACCGCCGCCAGCGTCTGGGGCTGCTGCCGCCGCCGCGCCGCCTCTCGCCGCTGCCGGGGGCGACCCTCTCCGCCCAGGCCCGGGCCCGCGCCGCCCGCATCGCCCGCGGCCCCAACCCGTTGACCCCACCGCGCCGCGACGTGCCGCTGCTGTCTCTCTTCACCTGGCAGCGCGCCCCGCTGATGACCCTGGCGGTGGCCGACACCCTGGCGCTGGAACGCGCCCGGGCCCGCGCTCGCCGTCACGGTATCGCCCCGCCCAGCCTGCGCTTGAAGCCGGCGTCCCAGCTCGCCCGGCTGAGCTGCGAGCGCTGGTGGCGGCGTCAGTTGCGGCGTCTCGCCGGGCGGCGTCTGGAGCAGGTGCTGCGCGAAGCGCGCCGGGTGCACAAACGTGCAGGCATCTACTGCAGCGAGCTCACCCTCACCCGCCGCCGGGCCCAGAAGGTGCGCAATCGTGCCCTACTGGAGACGCTGGAGGCGATCAACCAGGCGGGGCAGACCTACACCCTGGCCGAGCTGGCTGAATTGGGGCTGGCCAACCCGGACCACCGCCGCGCCGAGCTGATGCTGCGCATCCGCGATACCGAGGTCGAAGCGCGGCGTCTGGGCCATGTCGGCCTCTTCTTCACCCTGACCGCGCCGAGCCGCTTCCACCCGGTGCTCGCCGCCAGCGCCCAGCGCAACCCGAAGTACGACGGCAGCACCCCGCGCGATGCCCAGCAGCATCTGCAGGCGCTGTGGGCCCGGGCCCGCGCCGCCCTGGCCCGGGAGGGCCGCGGCCTCTACGGCATCCGCGTGGTCGAGCCACACCACGACGGCACCCCCCACTGGCACCTGCTGGTGTGGGCGAAGCCCGAACACGCCGCGGCGGTGACCGAGACCCTGCGCGGCTACGCCGAGGCGGAGTCGCCGGAAGAGCTCTACGACCGCGGCGGGCAGAAGACCCAGGCGCGCTTCAAGGCCGAGACCATCGACCCCGCCCGCGGCACCGCCGCCGGCTACGTGGCCAAGTACATCTCCAAGAACCTCAACGGCGAGCAGTTCACCCGCGCCGGGGTCGAGGGCGACCACCTCGACCGCTACGGCCAGGCGCTGACCGACGCCGCCCCGCGCATCGAGGCGTGGGCGGCGACCTGGGGCATCCGCCAGTTCCAGTTCCTCGGCCTGCCCAGCGTCACCGTCTGGCGCGAGGTGCGCCGGCTGACCGAACGCCAGGCGGACACCCTGCAGCAGTGGGAAGCCGCCACCCGCCCGCGCCCCAGCATCGCTCGGGTGCTGCACCGGGTGCGCGCCGCCGCCCTGGCCGGCCAGTGGGACCGCTACCTGCGCCTGATGGGCGGGCCCAATGCGCCGCGCAAGTTGCAGCCGATCAAGCCGTGGTCGATCCCCGCCTTCCGCCGCGCCCAGGCCGGCGACGACGTCAGCCACGCCAGCGGCGAGGTCAATCCGGGGCTGGTCGAACGCGGCCGCTACGGCGACGAGATCCGCGTGCCCAAGGGGCTGGTGGTCAGCGACCGCCGCGGCCATGCCGCCGAGTACCTCACCCGCCTCTACCGCTGGGAGGTGCGCCCCAGGCGCCGCCTGGCCGTGGGCGGGGTGTCTGGCGAATTTTCGGGAGGCGGCGCAGCCGCCGATCCTTGGACTTGTGTCACTAACTGTACGGACCCCGCTTCTTATACGACCACGACGCGTCCGGTCTCTACGGCCCCCGCGTCTCAACCCCTGACGACGCTGCCGCGCCATCTGCTCACCCCGCGGGCGCCGACCCCAGACGAGCTGGAGGCCCAGCTCGCCCGTTACCGCGAATGGCGCGCGAGCGAAGCCGCCCGCGCCGAGGTGGAGAACGCCGATGTCGAACAGCGCCTGATCCGCGCCCTCGCCCGGCGCCAACCGCCACACACCCCCAGGCCCGCCACCGCCGCCCCGCCCGCGAGGCCAGGCGCCGGTGACGGCTTGCCCGCGCCCCACTGACCCGGAGCGACCCATGACTCAGACACTGCCCCCGAACACGAACACGAACCCGAACCCGAACAGGAGCCAGACCATGACCACGACCTTGACCCCGAGCCAGCACCCGGCCCACGCCAGGAGCGGCGCCGAGAAGATCGCCCGCGGCACCCTGCAGGAGGCGGGCGAGCTGGCCGTGCTCAGCGATGCCAGCGGCGCCACCCGCCACCGCTACGCCCTGGTGATCGCCTTCGACAGCGAAGAAGCCCTGCGCCAGGCCGTCACCCACCACCGCTGCGCCTACCGCGATGGCCAGCATGTCCAGGAGCTGACCCATGGCTGATCTTGCCGACAACGCCCTTGCTGTGATCGAGCGCCATCTCACCCAGTCGCTGGCCCGCCACCGGCTGCCCGAGGCCCAGGCCAGCGCCGACGAGTGCGCCGACTGCGGCGAAGAGATTCCCGCCGCCCGGCGCGCCGCCGCGCCCTGGAGCGAGACCTGCATCGACTGCCAGTCGCTGCGCGAACGGAGGCAACGCCATGTGCGCTGATCTTTCTATTGGCGGCTCCGACGCCAGCCGCGGCGCTGTATACGGCTCCGACGCCAGCCGGAAAGCCAACCTCGGCGCTCCATGCGGCCCCGACGCCAGCCGCGGCGCTGGATACGGCTCCGACGCCGGCCCGCATTCCGGCGTGCTCGGCTGCGAGGCGCTGCGCCAGATCACCGGCTACCAGCGTCCGGCGGATATCGCCCGCTGTCTGCGTGAACAGGGCGTGCGGGTGTTCCATGGCCGCCGCGGCCCCTGGACCACCCTCGACCTGATCAACCAGGCCGGCGGGCTCGGCGACCCCGCCGCCAACGACACCCTCGACCCGCGCCAGGTGCTGTGACCTGGCGCGTCACGCGCCTCGAACCGGACTTGACCCCGATCTGAACCGGAATTGAACCAGACCCGAGTCGGACCCGAACCAGACTCGAACCAGAACAAGGACGCCACCATGCCCGCTGCCGATACTGCCGCCCAACCCCGCGGCGAAGCGCGCCATACCGCCCGAAGCCGCGGTGCCGCTGATAACGCCGCCCAGCCCCGCGGCGAAGCTCTCCATACCGCCCAACGCCACGGCGAAGCGCGCCATACCGCCGGAAGCCGCGGCAAGGCCGATCACGCTGGCGAGAGCGGCCGCCGGCGCCATCATCCGGCGATCCCCGCGCATATCGACCAGTCGCGGCTGCCGCCGGGGATCTACTTCGATGCCCGCGGCCGCGGGCGCTGGTATCGGCAGTACCGCGACGAGGCCAACCGCCTGCGCCGGCGCAATGTCGCCGACGCCCAGGCGACCCTGGACGAGCTGCGCCAGATCGCCGCCGACCGCGACGGGCTCGACCGCGACTCGCTGGCCTATCTCGCCGCCGCCTTCCACGCCGCCGAGCAGTTCCAGCAGCTCGCCCCGCGCACCCAGCAGGATTACGCCTGGTGCCGCAAGCTGCTGATCGAGATGCCGACCAAGCTGGGCAAGCCCCTGGGCGAGCTGCCCACGCGCCAGTTCCAGCCGGCGCTGGTCCAGCGTCTGGTCGACCGCATCGCCAGCGACGGCACCCCGGCCAAGGCCAACCATCTGCTGCGCTACCTGCGCCGGCTGTTCCGCTGGGGCATCAACCGTGGCTACTGCGACACCAACCCGGCCCGCGGCGTCGAAGCCGCCCGCGAACGCCGCCGCCGCCGGCTGCCCGAGCTGGAGACCGTGGCCGCGCTGACCGAGTTCGCCCGCGAACGCGGCCAGCGCCGCCGGGGCGAAGCTGGCGCCTGCGCCCCCTATCTCTGGATCGTGATGGAGCTGGCCTATATCTGCCGCCTGCGCGGTATCGAAGTGGTCACCCTCACCGACGCCCACCACACCCCGGCGGGCGTGCACACCAACCGCCGCAAGGGCAGCCGCGACAGCGTGATCCGCTGGTACCCGCGCCTGCGCCACGCCTGGGACGCCGCCACCCGCCACCGGGATGCCCTGTGGCGCGCCCGCGCCCTGCCGGTACCCCAAGACGCCGCCGCCCGGCCGCTGATCGTCGCCGCCGACGGTGCCGCCCTGCAGAAATCGAGCCTCGACAGCGCCTGGCAGCGCTTCATCCGTCTCGCCATCGCCGAACGCGTGATCCGCCCCGAGCAGCGCTTCGGCCTGCACGACCTCAAGCGCCGCGGCATCACCGACACCGCCGGCACCCGCCACGACAAGCTCGAAGCCAGCGGCCACCGCTCGGCAGCGATGATGGATGTCTACGACCTCAGCGTCCCCCTCGTGCCCTGGCCCGGCTACGACGCCACGGCGCCCTGAGCGGCGCCGGTGCGGCCTGCGCCGAACCCGACACGATACGACCTGACACGACACGAACTGACACGACGCGACACCGCGACACGATCTGACGCGACACGACGAGACGCGAGACGACGCCAGGCCCCACAGACCCGGCGCGCCGCGCGCCCCCGGAGGCGACCCCGATGAGCAAGACCCTCGAGCTGTTCCCGGCGATCCCCGATGACGCCGCGGCCACCCCCAACGACCCGGCGCTGCTGGCCAAGTGGCCCGGCGGGCTCGTCGATCTGATCCACACCCTCGAGCGCACCTTCCGCGACGCCGGCGCCGAGCCGCACCAGGCGCGCCACTGGGCCTTCACCACGGTGCGCGCCCTGGCCACCCACCATGGCGGCCACTCCTTCTATCTGCCCCGGGGCCAGCGGCTGGAGACCGCCCTGCGCGACCGCGAGATGTTCGAAACCTTCGACGGCACCCGCGCCAGCATCACCGCCCTGGCCGCCCACCACCGTCTCAGCGAGATGCATGTCTACGCCATCATCGCCCAACAGCGGCGGTTGGCCCGGGCGCGACGCCAGCCGGCACTGCTCTAGGCGGCCCGGCGCCAGAAAGATCAGCCGCGCAACGCCGGCCCGGCCGGGGGTGGCGGGCGCCTCCCTCCCTGAACGCGGTTGGCGTCCTCGTTGACGAACACGAGGCGCCACGGCACCGAAGACAGCGCACCGCCAGGGCGCTGTAAACCCTTCCCTGGGCGTGACTTCCGCCATCCCTGGCGTCAGCCCCTGGCGTTAGCGCTGCCCCGGCCCGACCACAAGCAGCCCTCTGCCCTCTCGATCTTCCTCGCAGCGCCCCGATCTTTCGTAAAACGCCTTAACTGGGTTGGCCGCCCCGCGGCCGTCAAGCTGGGCCCTGTTCAACCAGCCCCTGGCCATCCGCGCCCCGCGCCGGAGCCAATGTTCCATCAGCCGCCGACCGGCGGGGAGACTTGACGTGAGCAACCAGAAAACCAACCGTCGCGTGATTCGCTTCGGCCTCGAATCGAGCTACAACGCCGAGGCCATGCCCGCCGAGATGGCGGCGATCCAGCCCACCTCGATCGAGGTGACGCCGCTCTCCGGCGACGATATCCAGCGCAGCGTGATCCGCCCCTACTACGGCAACACCCCCGGCCTGCCCGGCGAGAAGCATATGCAGGTGCAGCTCGCGGTCGAGATGGTGTCGCCGGAGAGCGCCGGCAGCGCACCGCCCTGGGGCAGCCTGCTGCGCGCCTGCGGCTTCGCCGAAACGCTGATCGCCGCCGACGGCGATACCCCGGCCCAGGTCGTCTACACCCCGGTGTCGGACAACGAAGCCTCCGGGCGCCTCTACTGCCATGTCGACAAGACCCTCCACGAAGGCCGCGGCGCCCGGGGCACGGTGCAGTTCGCGCTCAACGCCCAGAGCGTGCCGACCATGACCGTCACCTTCATGGCGCTGCTGCGCCCGATCGTCGACGCCGCGCTGCCGACGGTGGATCTGAGTGCCTGGCAGGCGCCGCTGGCGATCAACAGCGCCAACACCGACCTCAGCGTCTTCGGCCGCGACTCGACCCCGTTCAGCCAGTTCAGCCTCGACATGGCGGTACAGACCCGCCACCGCACCGTGGTCGACGCCAACGACGTCGCCATCACCGGGCGCGCCCCCTCCGGCTCGATGCAGATCGACGACCCGGGCGTCGCCGAGATCAACTTCTTCCAGCGCGCGCTGGCGCGGGAACCGGGCCCGATCGTCTTCGCCCACGGCACCGAAGCGGGCAAGACGCTGGAGCTCAACCTGCCGCGGGTCACGATCCAGGCGCCGAGCTACGCCGACGACGAAGGCGACCAGATGCTGACCATCCCCTACACCCCGGAACCGGTCGCCGGCGACGACGAAGTGCGCATCGTCTGCCGCTGACGCCCGCGCCGCTGTTTAGCCGGCCGCTGTTTAGCCGGCCGCTGTTTAGCCGGCCCGAAGCCGCCGGCGACGCCGGCAGCGCCAGAGCCGGGGCGCCTAAAGCGCCACGTCGCCGAGCGCAGGCCGTTTTCAGATCACATGTCGATCCACAGGAGAGCCACCCATGTTCACCCTCAACCCCAAGCGCACCTACCAGCAGCCGGTCGTCGTCACCCTCTACGACGAGCAGGGCAAGGAGCAGAGCGGGCGCTTCACCGCCACCTTCAAGGTGCTGCCCCACGACGAAGCCCAGCACCTGCCGGAGGAGACCAAGCTGCTCGACGCGGTACTGGTCGGGGTCAGTGATATCGAAGTGCCGGGCGAGCACGGCGAGCCGCTGGCCGGCGAGGCGCTGCTCGAGGCGGTCAAGAACGACCCGGCGGCCAGCGTCGCGCTGATCAGCGCCTACCACGACAGCATCACAAAAAAGAACCGGCCCAGAACCTGATCGACGCCGGCGCCTTCTGGGCCCGGGGCGCCCGGCGCCCGCCGGCACGCAGCGTGGCCGAGTTCCACCGCGAGTGCGCCGAGCTGGGCATCCGGGTGCCCGAGACGCTGGACCTCGACGACACCCCGGAAACCTTCGCGGTGCTGCCGGAGAACTGGGAGGCGCTGGCGCTCTTCCTCGACTGCGCGACCCAGTGGAAGCCGACCCCGATGGGCGGCGTGAGCGGGCTCGACTACGCCGCCCTCAAGGTGGTGATGGAGCTCTCCGGTGTCGCCCCCGAGCAGGCCCAGGCGCGCTTTCAGCAGATTCGAAGGCTTGAGCGCGGGGCGCTGGAGGCGATGCGGGAGACCTAGCGGAAAAGGGCTGCGCTCGCCGACTTTTCAGATGGCGATTGAGGGCTGCGCTCGCCGACTTCTCAGATAGCACTCACGCGCTGTAGCAGGAGCACGTTTTCGATGGCCAATGATTCCCTCCTCAGGGTCACCCTGACCGCCGACGCCCGGCCGCTGACCGGCGTGCTGCGCGACAGCGCCCAGGCGCTCGACACCTTCGCCGGCGACGCCGAGCGCAGCGGCCAGCGCTTCGCCGCCGCCATGGCGGACAGCGACCGGGCGCTGGAGACGGTCAATGGCCATCTCCAGCGCCTGGAGGGCCTGGGTCGGGCCGCGGGCGGGCAGCTCGCCGCCCTCGGCCGCGCCGGCGTGGGCGCCCTGCGCGATCAGGCCAGGCAGCTGGCCGAGACCGAATCGCTGGCCCAGGCCCTCGGGCTTAGCGCCACTAAGCTGCAAGAGTGGCAGCACGCCGGCCAGCAGGTGGGGCTGCAAGCCAGCCAGGTCGGCGAGATCTTCACCCGGCTCCAGACCACCCTGGGCGAGCTCGGCGCCGGCGGCGATGGCGGCGATGGCGCCGCGGCCGGGGTGTTCGCCCAGCTCAATCTCGATCTGCGCGAGCTGCAATCCCTCGACCCGGATGCCCAGCTACAGCAGATCACCGAGGCGATCGCCCGCCTCGACGACCCCGCCCAGCGCACCCACGCCTTCGAGACCCTGGCCGAAGGCGCCTCGCGGCTCAACCCGCTGCTGCAGGCGGGCGGGCTGCGGCTGCGCACCTACAGTGAGGAGGCGCGCACCCTGGGTGTGGCCCTCTCCGGCCTCGAACTGGCCGACGCCGCCGAGGCCGACCGCGCCCTGCGCCAGGTCGGCGCCGCGGTGGAAGGGCTCGGCAACCAGCTTCTGGTCGCCCTCGGGCCGAGTCTGGCCGCCGCCGCCGACGGCCTGAGCGGGCTGATCCGCGACGCCGGCGGCATGCGCGCGGTGTTCGACGGCCTGGTCACCACCGGCCAGGTGCTGGCTTCGCTCTACGCCGGGCATCTGGCCCAGAGCCTGGCGACCTACGCCACCGGGGCCCTGGCCGCCAACGGCGCCTCGCTCACCCTGACCGGCACCCTGCGCGCGCTGCGCGGCGTGATGGCCACCGCCTTTGGGCCCTTGGGCGTCGTCGTGGCAGCCGCCGGCATGCTTTACACCTTCCGTGAAGAGTTGGGGCTGACACAGCATCAAGTGGGGCTGACGGAGGATGAACTTTCCGACTTCAACGATCAGCTCGACAAGATGTCCGATAAGGATCTCGGGCAATCTCTCCAGTCGTTGAATCGGCACCTGGAAGAAGCCACGCTCAAGGCGGCGGCGGCTCGGGAAGAACTCGCCAAGCTACAAGCCGAAGACGACGGTTACAGCATCACTGGTATCGGCAACCTCGGTGATCAGGTTTCGGGTATCAATGCGCTCGGTGAAGCCCAGGAGAATCTGCGCGAGATCGAGCAGAAGCTGGCCGCTGCCCGTCAGGAACAGGGAGCACGATCGTTCAAGACGCTCGACCAGTGGCTGTTCAAGGTCGATGAATCAGCCCAACAACTGAGCGACACGCAAACAGAAGCGGCCAAGGCGCAGCGGCAGTACGAAAACAGCCTCCAGTCATTGCTGGACACGCTGTATCCGCTACAGAAAAGTCAGCGCAAATACGCCGAGCAAAAGGCCATCCTCACCGAATACTCGCTGCGCGAGAACAAGTCGGTGGCGTGGCTCGAGGACGCCTATGCGCGCCTCGACAAGCAATATCAGAACTCAGGCGATGCCGCCCAGACCTATGGCCTCGACGCCAGCCAGGCGACCCGGCGCGTCACCCAAGAGACCAGCATGCTCTCGCGCACTCTGGATCAGATGGTCGCCGGGCTCGACGACACCTTCCAGGGCTTCTGGCAGCGCCTGCTGGGCGGCGCCAAGACCTCCTTCGAGGGGCTCAAGACCCAGGCGATCTCGGCCCTGGCAGAGATCATCCACACCTACACCACCAAGCGTATCGTCGCCTCGCTGGGGCTGTCGGTAGGGGGCTCGCTGGCCGGTACCGGCAGCGCCCTGGCGAGCGGCACGGGCGGCGGATTCGGCGGCAGTGGCCTGGATCTGGCCAGCCTGGGCAAGACGCTCTACCAGGGCATCACCGACGGCTTCGGGGCGATCGCCTGGACCGGCGCCACGCCGACGATCAACGCCGGACTGGGGACGAGCGGCGGCCTCTCCAGCCAGGCGCTGGCCGGTGCCAACAGCGCCCTCGGCGGCGCCAGCCCCGGCCTCTGGGGCGGCTCGTTCTCCAACTTCACCGGCTTCAATGGCCTGGCGAGCCTCGGCGCGGCCTACGCCGGTACCCAGGTGGGCAACAAGCTCGGCTCCTCGCTATTCGGCAAGCAGGCGAATTCAAACCTGGGCGCGACCCTCGGCGGTGGCGTCGGCACCTTCTTCGGCGGCTCCCTCGGCGCCTTCGCCGGCTCGACCCTGGGCGGCATGGTCGATTCGCTGTTCGGCAGCCACCGCGACTACAAGGCGCGCTTCGAGAACCGGGCCAGCGACAATCAGGCGGGATTCCGGCACGGCGGCGGCCGGGAGTCCGCCTTCGGCGCTTACGGCTTCACCAAAAAGACCAAATACGAACCCAAGGATCTACAGAAGCTGCTCGATGCCCTGGTCGCCCTCGACCAGACCCTGGCCAGCGGCGCCAGCGCCGAGCAGATCGAGACGGTGCGAGATGCCCTCGATGGCTGGTCGACCAAGCTCCATAACGACTCCCTGGGCAAGATCATCACCCGCCGCTATGCGGTGATCACCCAGGCGCTCGCGCAAAGCGCCTCCGAGGTGACCGCCTCGCTGATCGACCGGGTCGGCGTGATCAACGCGAAGACCGCGGAGAAGGCGGTGCCGCAGCTGGCCCAGGCGCTGCAGCTCGGCAATCTGATCGATGGCCTCGGCGACAGCGTGCGTCACTACGCCGTCGGCGTGGTCAGTGACACCCGCCGCTCGATGGAGGACGCGCTGGCCCAGATCACCGCCGGGGTGGGGGCGCATGCCGCGGTCTCGGCGATCTCGGATCAGTTGAACCTGAGCTTCGATAACATGGGGGATCGTGCGGTCGAGGCGGCCCTGAACCTGCAGCAGCTCGCCGGCGGCCTCGACGCCCTGCAGAGCCAGGCCCAGCGCTACTACGCCAACTTCTTCAGCGAGAGCGAGCGCCAGCAGCGCGCCATCGCTCAGCTCACGCCGACGCTCCACCGCGCGGGGCTCTCGGCCTACTCGACCCGCGAGCAGTTCCGCGCCGTGGTCGAGTCCCTCGATCTCAACAGCGCCGCCGGGCGCCAGACCTACAGCGAGCTGATGGGCATCGCCGATGCCTTCGCTGCGATCTCTGACCCGATCCAAGAGACGAACCAGTCGTTGCAAGACCTGCAGGCGGCGGCCCAGTCGCAGGTGGAGACCGCCAAGGATGCGGTGCGCCGGGCCTATGAGACCTTCGCCGGCCAGGCCTTCGATCAGCGCATCACCCTGCTCGAGCTGGCCGGCCGCGAGCAGGCCGCGCTCAGCCTGCAGCGCCAGCAGGAGCTGGAGACGCTGGATGCCTCGCTGCGCCCGATCCAGCAGCGCATCTGGGCCCTGCAGGATGAGCAGCAGGCGCTGGCCGCGGCGCGTCAGGCGAGTGACGACTACCGCCGTGCCCTGGCCCAGGCGTCGAGCCAGCTCGCCCAGACCCTGGGCAGCATCGGCGTCTGGGTCGATCAGCAGCAGGCCAGCGGCGGCGCCCCCGGCCCCAATCTGCAGGCGGCCCAGGCGCAGTTCGCACGCCAGTTGGTCAAGGCCCAGAGCGGCGACCGCGACGCCCTCGGCGGGCTGACCCAGTACGCCGAGCGCTACCAGCAGGCGGGGGCGGCCTACTACGGCTCCGGCAGCGGCTATCAGCGTATCCGTGGCGAGATCGTCGCGGCCCTCGGCGCGCTGCCCGATCAGGTCAGCGCCGAGCAGTACGTGGCCGCGGAGATCAAGGCCGCACTGGCGAGCGCCGTCGATCAGTTGCCCGGCGGCATCGCCTCGGCGCTGGACCCGCTGTTCGCGGCGCTGGATACCAACCTGGATGGCCTGCTCACCTTCGGCGAGCTGCAGACCGGGCTTCAAGGTATCGCCTCGGACGCCCAGATCCGCAGCCTGATCCAGCAGCTCGACCGCGACGGCGATGGCCAGATCTCGGCGCTGGAGGCGATCAAGGGCGCCACCGACCGGGTCGATGGCAACACCGGCACCCTCGAATCCCGCGCCCTCGATCAGCTGCGCCAGCTCACCGGGCTGAGCGCGGAGATGAGCCGCACCACCGATCAGTTCATCACCCTCAATACCACCATGCAGAGCCTGCAGGAGGCACTGGTGGCGCTGGGGCTGGCCCAGCAGCAGGCGGCCGAGATCGAGGCCCGGCGGCGGGCGGCCGAGGCCGCCGAGAAGCAGCGCATCGCCCAGGAGCGGGCCCGCACGCTGGCCGAGCAGCGCAAGACGCTGCAGGGCGAGATCCGCTCGCTGCAGGCGACCTACGATGGCTACCAGAAGGTGATCGCGTTCAACCGCGACCCCAACGCCACCGGCTCGAGCACCCGCGGCGGCCTGGCCGAGCACTACAAGTACCACAAGAACGTGCGCCGCGGCGCGTCGTCCCTGGATGACCTGCTCTCGGGCGATTACGACTACCGCTACCGCCCCGGCCTGCCCACCTCGAAGCGGGTGCGCGAGCTGCTCAAGGGCTACAACGAAGCGGTCCAGAACAGCGATTCGGTGGCCCAGCAGCTCACCCTGCTCAAGCAGTCCCTCGACCGCCTGCCGACCTACAACATCGGCGGGGCCTTCGGCGGCGCCGAGATCATCACCCAGCCGACGCTGTTCAATACCGCGCTGATGGGCGAGGCGGGGCCGGAGGCGATCATGCCGCTCTCCCGCGGTGCCGATGGCTCCCTCGGGGTGCGCCTCGATGGCGCGCCGGCCCCGGTGGGGGGTGGCGGTAACCGGGAGAGCGCCGAGCTGGCGCCGCTGCTCGAACGTCTCGCCCGGCTCACCGCCGAGAACACCGAGCTGCTGCGCCGGATCGAGGCCCACGAGGGCGCCGGGGTGCGGGTGGCCCAGGCCGGCCATCAGCGCTCGATCGACCAGCTCACGCGCATCGCCGACAGCAACCAGGCGCTGGATGACCGCGCCCGACTGGAGGCGCTGGCATGACCTGGCTGCTCACCATCGAGGCCCGCGACCCGGAGAACCGGCCCTGCGTGCTGCGCTTCTCCGACGGCGCCTACGACGCCCCCGACGACACCCTCTACCTGCCGCGCATCCAGCAGCCGGGGCTCTATCAGGCCGGGCTCTATGCCGGCGGGGTGGTCGGCGTCGAGCGCTCCGGGGTCGGCGAGACCACCCTGATCAACGCCGATGGCGGCTTGGATTACCTGGCCGACTACGCCGTGGATGGCCGCGCGGTAGTGCTCCGGCTGGCCACCGAGGCGGGCGTGCGCGAGGTGCTGCGCGGGACCGCCGCCGGGCTCAGCCACCAGCGCCAGACGGTGGCGCTCACGCTGCGCGCGCCCCAGGCGCTGCTGCAGCGCCCGCATCCCTACCAGACCTACGCCGGCAGCAATGCGCTGCCCGAGGGCGTCGAGGGCACCGCCGACGATATCCAGGGCCAGCCCAAGCCGCGGGTCTATGGCGACGTGCGCAACGCCCAGCCGGTGCTGGTCAACAGCGCCAGGCTGATCTACCAGGTCAGCAGCCGCGACGACTGCCGAGTCGCGGCGGTCTACGACAAGGGCGCCGCGCTGACCGCGGGGGCGGAGTACGCCTCTCTCGACGCCCTCCAGACCACCGCCCCGGCCGCCGGCGAGTGGCGCGCCTGGCGCGGCTATCTGCGTCTGGGCGCCCCCCCGGCGGGCAGCCTGACCTGCGACGCCCATACCGCGCAGCGGGAGATCGAGGCGGTGATCGCCGCCCTCTGCGCCGAGGTCGACCAGCCCTGCGACGCCTCCGCCCTGGCCGGGCTGGGCCGGGTCGGGCTCTATGTCACCGACAGCGCCAACACCGCCGATCTGCTCGACCGCCTGGTCACCGCCGGCGGCTGGTGGCGGCTCGACGCCGAAGGCACGCTGCGCGCCGCCCGGCTCGAGCCCCCACTCACGCAGACCGGTGACACGCCGACGACAATCCACGACCACGAGATCGTCAGCCTCGAGCGCAAGGCCACCGGGGCCAGCAGCGACGGCCTGCCGATCTGGCGGGTGACGCTGCGCGCCGACCGGCTCGAAACGACGCAGACCGATCTCGCCGGGGTGGTCGACGAGGGGCGCCGGGCGCGCCTCGGGCGCCAGTACCGGGAGGCGATCGCCGAGCGCCCCGAGGTGCTCGAACGGCATCCGCTGGCCGGCGAGCTGACCCTCGACACCTGCCTGCGGGACCTCGACGACGCCCAGGCCGCCGCCGAAGCGCTTCTCGCACTGGTCAGCGTACGCCGCGACCGGGTGACCCTGGAGGGGCGGGTGAGCCACCACCGGCTGGCGATCGGCGAGCGGGTCACCCTCGTCACCCCGCGCCAGGGCTACGCCGCCGGCCGCACGCTGCTGGTGCTCGGCCAGCAGATCAATGCCCGTAGCGGGCGACTCACACTGGAGCTTTGGGGCTGATGGCACTGAATCCCGACACGATCACCCTGTGCTGGCCCAACCGGGTCGAGCGCGCCACGCTCTCCGGCGGCGACTGGCTGGCGAGCCTGCCGTTGACGCTGGCCCAGGACCCGACACTCGCCGTGCGCTGCAAGAGCGTGGACGCCGACCCGGCCTCGACCTGGTTCGATATCACCCTGGACAAGCCGCGGCCGATCCAGTGCCTGGCGATCGCCGCCCACTCCTTCTCCGCCCCGGCGCGCTACCGGGTACGGATCTACGGCGATGTGGACCAGCGCTTCCTGCTCTGGGACAGCGCCTGGCAGACCGTCTGGCCGCAGCTCTTCGCCACCGCGGAGCTGGAGTGGGAGTACGACAACTACTGGCTCGGCACCATCGCCGAGGAGGATCGCGACCTCTACACGCCGCTGCTGACGGTGTTCGCCGACGACGTTCAGCTCGCCCAGAGCGTGCGGGTCGAGATCGACGACGCCGGCAACCCGGAGGGCGCGGTGCGCTTCGGCCGGCTCTTCCTCGCCGACGCCTGGCAGCCGGCGACCAACGTCTCCTACGGCATCCAGCACGGCTTCGACAATGCCACCGAGTTCGCCGAGGCCGGCGACCGCACCGAGTACGCCGATGTGAAGCGCCAGCGGCGCACCGCCACCTTCACGCTCGACTGGCTCAGTGAAGAAGAGGCCTACCAGCGTCTCTACTCGCTGCAGCGGGTGCTCGGCACCCACGGCGAGCTGGTCTACGCCTTCAATCTCGCCGCCCGGCCGGAGAACTTCGCCCGCACCTTCCTCGCGCGGCAGCAGCAGCTCGACCCGCTCGCCCAGCCCTACGCCTTTACCCATACCCATAGCCTGAAACTGCTGGAGATCCTCTGATGGCAACAGTCACCTTTCCCGACGATCTGGGCGGCGACGGCCTCACCGTCACCGACGACGCCAACCCGGATACCGGCCTCGCCGCCGGTGGTCACCGCCTGCGCTTCGTGCCGGCGCTCAACAACACCGTCGCCATGGCCCGCACCGCGGCGGACCAGGCCGCCGCCGCCAAGCAGAGCGAGACGGCAGCGGCGGCGAGCCGATCCGCGGCCAAGAGCAGTGAGACCCGCGCCGCTAACAGCGCCTCAGCGGCCAACAGCAGCAAGACCGCCGCCGCCGATAGCGCCAAGGCGGCGGCACGCTCGGCGGAGAGCGTCGACGCCGACCAGATCATGCATAAACGCGGCTCGGGGCTGGCGAACGAAGTCGGTACCGCGGCGACGAGGGATGTGGGAACGGCCGATGGCGAACTGATGGAGGTGGGGGCCTGGGGCCTGGGTGGAACGGCTCCAGACATCGCGGACGAATTTGGCCGCGATTTCGACACTTGGATAAGGGATAACAAGATCGGCACCATCGCCACCCAGTGGTCCAATGGACCCTTGGGCGATGGCAACTATACCGGACTATTAATCAATTTATCCCGTGTCTACATGAACTTCATCTATCAGAAGTTTATAGGCGTCAGCGACTTGTATATCTATGAGCGTATAGGCGACATATCGAAAAAAGAGTGGGGAAAATGGTCTCGTTGCTTCAACGCCGGCAGCGTCTCCGATGACAGATCCGATTTTCTCTTCAAGCACTACGAGAATGCTAACGGCAGCGTGATCAAATTTGGAGATGGCTCCGCAATCGCGCGTAAAAGCTTTTTCGCACTGACCGAGGATGCTGGCACCGTAGGGAGCAATCGCATCAAGCAAGCGGTTTGGACACTTCCGCTACGCGCCGTCAGTTCAGGATCGGTCACACCTTCCATTGTTTTCGCCGATGGCACCGACTATGCCGGAAAAGAGATCAGATACGAGGACATGTGCTATCTCAGAGCTTACCCCAGCGGCAACGGATCAACGGTAGTCGCGCAGATCGGTGACTTGCAAAAACGTGACTTGGCTGACTACACGCCACGCGTTCACCTTACCGCGACGTACAACTGGAGATAGTCGATGAAACTGATACTGACCCCGCAGCGCCAACGCGACTACGCCCCGGCGTCTTTCTCCGCCGAGGGAGAGGCGCTCACCGTGACGATTGGCGATACGTGCGACGTGCTCGACTTTAGCCAGGCCGGCCATGGCACCTTCGACGACTTCGCCTCCAACACACTGCCCTGGATGCCGGTCCTCAAAGCGACCAAGACCGAGGCGGGCCTGACCGTCTGGGTGCTCAACGACTACGGTCCCGAGCCGATGCGCGAGGACGATGAGCCGGATGATGAGTTCGCCGCACGCTACGCCGCTTGGGATCGACAACGCGACGACTACGAGGTGCAACTCTAATGGCAACCTTCACCCACACCCCGGCACCCACCGACGCCGAGCGTCTCGCCGAGGCCCGGGCCACCGCGCTACAGCGCCTCAACCAGGGCTACGAAGCCGCCGCTGGCCCGCTGATCCGAGACTACCCGGAGAGCGAGCGCCTGAGCTGGGGCACCCAGCAGGCCGAGGCCACGGCCTATCGAGCGTGGCAGGACGCCGGCCAGCCGGGCGCGGCACCCCAGACCCCGGCGCTCTCCGCAATCCTCGCCGGGCGCAATGGCACCGACGGTACCGAGACGCTCGCGCAGCTCGCCGCCGCCGTGCTCGCCCGCGCCGAAGCCTTTATCGCTTGGCAGACGTTCACAGGCACCCGGCAACGCGGCGAATGGGCGATCCAGGCCGCCACCACGCCGGAAGCGGCATTGGCGGTGACCTGGGAGCGTCTGACGGCCCGCTAGGCTGACGTCATATCCCCCACCGGCGGCACGGCAGTGATCCGTGCCGCCGGCATCGCTACCTGCCAGCTCCCATCGCCACCTGCCAGCGCCGCGACACGCCAGAATAGCGCTCTATCGTTATTATCAGACGATATCTATCACTCATCGTTGAACGCTTCGATGATTCGGCGACATTGTAGGATTTATCTTACAAAAACTGTCTCTGATGTATGATTGAAAAGCCTGAGTGCCAACTCTAGACTAGCGCCCCGTCATCTAACACCAACGATAATACTCGACACACCAGAACCGATAATCGGCGCTCATTGAGCTCATGAGACTCCTGTGTCATCTGCGCCCACCGACGGCGCTAGACCATGGATATCAGGGATAGCCCAAGCGCCATTAACAAGACCCCGGTTTTCCCGATGTCGACCCCGTGCCACGCACCGGTCCGCTTCGCGCGACCGCCGGCATCCGTGCGCCGTCGCAACGGCACGCGCCCAGCAAAACGCCACAGGAAAACCATGGATACGATCACGCAATGGGGTTATGAGATCCTACCGACCGGCTCCCATATGGGGGGAGAAGTGCGCGGCATTCAAGTGCGCGATATCGATGCCCCCTTGGCAGCGCAATTGAAAAATGAGCTGCTGCATTACAAGGTGTTGATTCTCAGAAACCAGTGCTTTTCCCACGACGACTATCTCACCCTGGCACGCCAGTTCGGCGAGATTGCCAAATACCCCTTCGCCTCGGGGATCGAGGATTACCCCGAGATCGTGCAGATCGTCAAAACCCCAACGCAACGGCAGAACTTCAGCGGTAAGTGGCACGTGGACTCCACCTATCTGGAGACACCGCCGGACTATACCTTCCTGACCGCGCGAGAAACGCCGCCCCTCGGCGGAGATACCGTCTTCAGCAACGCCGAGGCGGTCTTTCACTCGCTCTCCGAGGGGCTGCAGGCGCTGCTGGAAAGCCAGGAGGTCGAGTTCGCCTCCGATGTCCATGCCACCCAACGGGGTCAGCACCTGACCAACTTCAGCGGCAGCGAGGCGGACACCTACCGCGCCGTGCACCCTGCGGTCATGCGACACCCGCGAGGCGGCAAGCGCGCGCTCTATATCAACGAGGAGCACGCCCTGGCCTTCAAGGGCATGACTCGGGAAGAGAGCCAGCCCCTCATCCGCTATCTCACCGAGCGTATCGCCCAATCGGAGTTCACCTTCCGGCTCACCTGGGAAAAAGATATGGTGGCGCTGTGGGACAACCGCCTCGTCCACCACCATGCGGTCAACGACTACCACGGCGCGCTACGGGTCATGGACCGGATCACCGTCAATGACCGGGGGCTCGAGGCATGACCGTCTTCACCTTCCTGAGCGAACACCTGCTGCTCACGCTGTTCGTCGTCGCCATTGTCGCCGGCTTCATCGACGCCATCAGTGGCGGCGGCGGGCTCATCTCCCTGCCCGCCATGCTGCTGCTGGGCATACCGCCCTCGATCGCGCTGGGCACCAACCGGCTGCAGGCCAGCATCGGCGAAGCAACCTCCTTCGCCACCTACCTGCGCCATGGCCAGCTCGACCGGGAGTTGGTGATCGGCGGCATGCTGTTTACCGCGCTCGGCGCCCTGGCCGGCACCGGCGTGGCGCTGATCGCCTCCCACGCGCTGCTCGACACCCTGATCCCGTTCCTGATGCTGGCGATCCTGCTCTACACCCTGTTCTCGAAGCAGCTGCGCCGGGACCTGCCGGCCCGGAAGGTCATGCCGACCCCGGTCTACCTGGTCGCCTTCGGCCTGCTCATCGGCTTCTACAACGGCTTCTTCGGCCCCGGCACCGGCGCCCTGTGGGTCTTCTCGCTGCTGATCCTGCAGGGCATGAGCATCAAGCACGCCTCGATGACCTCGAAGCCCCTGAACCTGACCGGCAATGTCGTCTCGCTGGCCTTCTTCATGGCCGCGGGCAGCGTCAACTACGCCATCGGGCTGGCCATGGGCGCCGGCCAGATCCTCGGCGCCTACCTCGGCAGTCACTTGGTCATGCGCAACGGCTCGGCCGTAGTCAGACCACTGTTCATCGTCGTCACCGGCATCATGACGGCGAGGATGTTCTACCAGAACCTGTGA